ACCCCGGCTATTGAAGCTGGTGCCTATCCTGCCCGCCTTGTACAGGTGATTGACTTGGGCCTCCAGCCTCAGCGCCCCTTTGAGGGCAAGGAGAAGGAGCCTGCCTTCATGATGGCCACGACATATGAAATGTCTGACGAGTTCATGAAGGATGAAGATGGTCAGGATATGAAAGACAAGCCTCGCTTTGTTAGCGAAGACTTCCCTCTCTTCTCCTTGGACCAAGAGAAGGCTAAGTCCACTAAGCGTTATCTCTCTCTGGACCCGAACCGGGTTCATGGTGGCGACTGGGTTAAGCTACTGGGTACCCCTGCTACAGTGGCCCTGGTTGTCAATAAGAGCGCCAAGGGCAACGAGTACAACAATGTAGTCGGTGTAGGGGCCATGCGTCCGAAGGACGTGGAGAAGCTCCCTGCCCTGGTTAACGAGCCTAAGTTCTTCGACCTCGATGACCCAGACATCGCTGTGTTCATGTCATTGCCGAAGTTCATTCAGGAGCGTATTAAGACCAACCTGAACTTCAAGGCTTCTAAGCTTGAAGCATTGCTTGAGGAATCTGGGAAGGATAATAAGGTCCCTAATAGCCCGGCTAAGGATACGTCGGAGAGTATTGACGATTCTAATCCGTACTAAAAAGACAGCTAGTGTATCAGGCCGGATTAGACTGGCAGAAGGGCAGGTTAATGTGTTACCGGAGAATCTAATTCCCCTTCTCGATGGTGACATACTTTAGCTTAAGTATGAAATAGGTTACGCTTCTGAAACAGGATGGCGGGCAATAACAAACGAGCCAGATGCAATCCCGCCATTCTGGTATGTAGAGAATATGCTTCTAGAGCGCATTGATAGTATCAAGCGTTCTTGTAATACGGATAAAGAGCCAGTAATATATATTACCTCTGGCAGAACTTTCCGATATGATATAGCTAAGCGTAAGCCGTATAAGGCTGGCCGTAAAGAAGATAAGCCCTTCCACTTCAACAACATCCATGTCTATCTCGTTCACGTATTGGATGCTGTTGTCGTGACAGGGATCGAGGCAGACGATCAGTTAGCTATTGATCACCTAGCTTCTGGCGAAACCACCATCCTTTGTTCACGGGATAAAGACCTTAGAACGATTCCCGGATGGAGTTTCGGTTGGGAACTAGGAAGGCAAGCAAGCTTCGGGCCTGAACTAATAACGCAGGAAGGCTATCTTAAACTTTCTGATAATCATAAGTCGCTGAAGGGTACAGGATTGGCGTATTTTTATTCGCAAGTCCTTACTGGAGACGTGGCTGACAACGTACCTGGACTCCCAAACTGTGGCCCGGTTAGGGCTTATTCATTGTTAGACGGGAAATCTCCAGATGCTATGTTGTCTACGGTTATTGAGGAATATAAGAATGTGTTCCCGGATACATGGGAAGCAGAGCTCACTGAACAAGGGCAGCTCTTGTGGCTGCTTCGTAAGCCCGATGAGCTATGGCAAATAGGGAAGGTTGAATGATTGCGTAACGGAGGAACTTGGACGGAGGGACGCTTTCAATCCTTCATCAAGGGGGCACTTAGGTCAGCGAGTAATCGTTGGGGACCTAAGTTTGCTGCAAAGAAAGCAGCATGGGTACGTAGGGGTATCTATCTTTGTGCAGGATATAAATGTCCGCCGCATGAAGTCCCTGCTACTTTGCCCCCTGATCCTGGTAAGAAGCGTCGAATTAATAATAGTGTAATTGACCACATTGATCCGGTCATTGATCCAGTTACAGGTTTTGTATCCTGGGACAATGTAATCGAACGGCTGTTCGTGGAGAAAGAAGGTCTCCAGCTCCTATGTGCGAGCTGTCACCAAACCAAGACTGCCGATGAACGGCAAGTCAGGAAGGATAGTAAAACTAATGACTGAACAAGAGCAACTAGAACTCTGGGAGAACGGCCAGAACTTCATCCCTGGTGTGATTGATCGTATGGCTACCTTGGTTCAGGATAATCTTATTGATGATGCATACCTAGATAGCGATACATTGTCGGAACTCTCTGATGAATTCCTAGCAGTTCCTATTGAGCTTCGTGAAGTGGTCTTCCGTTTGTTTAGGGAAGAGCTCACTGAACGAGGGATTAAGTATACACTAGAAGCCTTCAAGGGGAATGCGTGATGGGTGCTGATAGAGAGATGACTCCTCAAGAGAAAAAGATTATGGAGATCGTAAACTCTGTATCTGAACCCGGAGAGTGGTGCGACGATATCTATGGCGCCTGTAGTGGTAAGTATGATGAGGCGTATGAGCTTGGTGTAGACTACGGTGAAGCTGTGGCTGAGTGGAATATGGCTCAAGCTATTAAAGAAATCATGTTCCCTAAGGAGGCTAGTTAATTGGCTAAACATATCATTTTGCCGGACCCTCACGCAAACCCCTACCATAACAATGATCGCTTTGAATGGTTTGGTAAGCTCGTAGTCTCCGAACGACCAGATGTCGTAATCTGCATTGGTGACTTTGCTGACATGCCTAGCCTTTGTTCCTATGACTTCGGTACTAAGGGCTACGAGGGTAGACGTTATAAGAAGGATATTGAAAGCGTAATTGATGCACAAGAGCGTTTCTTTACTCCTATCAAGGCAGCCAAGAAGAAGCTCCCACGCTTCGTGATGTTGGAAGGGAACCATGAGCATCGTATTGATCGGGCTATTAGCCGCGATGCCGCTCACCTTGACGGTATTATTAGTCAGGACGACCTGCAATACGAAGATTTCGGATGGGAGTATGTACGCTATTGTGGCAGCACTCCAGGTATTATTATCATTGACGGTGTTGCTTATTCTCACTTTTTCACATCTGGAATCATGAATCGTCCTATCGGCGGCCTGCATCCTGCAGCGTCATTGATCAGTAAGCAGTTCATGTCCTGCACTATGGGTCACACTCATACCTTCGATCACTCAGTGCGTACCCGTGCTGACGGTACTATGCTCCACGGTATGGTGTGCGGTGTTGGTTCAGACGAATTCATGGACTTCGCTGGGGAGGCTAACAATCTTTGGTGGCGCGGCATCCATGTCAAGCATGATGTCCATGACGGGCAGTATGACTTGGAATCTATTAGTATGGATAGACTTAAGGAGGAATATGCGTGACGTGCATAGCCTATCGTGAAGGTACTCTAGCCGGAGACACCCTCTGGGGAGGCCAAGGGCTTAAGAGCTACGATGTCAAGGTAGCTAAGAAGAAGGGCTTTCTCATTGGGATGTGCGGCAATGACTGCCCATCTTTAGACGACATCCTTGACTGGTACTTCGAGGACGAGAAGAAACGTAAGGAGGAGTTCAAGAAGGTAGACTTCGCCATCATCGTTGTCGATCCCGAAGGTGTCATCTGGGAATGGGACAATCGTGGGCTGGCTCACAAGGTGAGGCATGAGTTCTATGCCATTGGATCAGGAGCGCATGTAGCTCTTGGTGCTATGGAGATGGGAGCAGATGCTAAGCAGGCTGTCAAGGCTGCTATCAAGTGGGCAGATGGTTGTGGTGGGAAGGTGGTTAGTAAGAGCCAATGAAGATGCCTAATATGTTTATGTGGTGCTGGTTGGATGACATCCTTAGCACTCGAAAAGAATATCTATATAAGGACGGACGAATGGGGACATATTGGGCACCTGCTCGTCCTGAACAATGGGACGCTAATCCCTTTGATCTAGAAGTATGGCGTCTCCGTATTAAAGCAGCTTGGATGGTATTCAAAGGAGAGGCAGATATCATTGTCTGGAAATAAACAAATCTATCTAATCGGCTCCTTGCGTAACGAACAGGTCCCTATCATTGGGAATCAGTTAAGGTCTAAGGGGTTTAATGTCTTCGATGACTGGCATGCTGCTGGTCCAGAGGCTGATGACCATTGGAAATCTTACGAAAAGGAGAGAGGCCGTACATATGTTGAAGCCCTTGAGGGAGCTGCAGCTAAGAATGTATATGCTTTTGATAAGCGCAACCTTGATGCGTCTGATGCTGCGATCCTAATTCTCCCTGCTGGTAAGAGTGGGCATCTTGAGCTAGGGTACATGGCTGGTAGTGGCAAACTAACTTACATCCTGATGGATCATGAAGGGGATCGCTGGGATGTTATGTATCAATTTGCTAATGCTATTGCCTATAGTGTAGATGACTTGGCAGATAAGATGGCTAATCAGAAACTGACTAAGCAGTATGAGAACTATGAAGGCACGGCCTTAGTAACAGAAACATATTCAGCGGGGTTACTTAGTTGAAAGCTAAAGACGCACTGACTACTGCAGCCAACCTAGTTGGCGGGGATCGTAACGCAGTTCATGGAGACATGCAAGCCAGCTTCGATAAGATTGCTTTGATGTGGGGTGCATTCCTCGGAACCCCTGTCACAGCCGAGCAGGTTGCTTGGTGTATGAGCATCCTTAAGATGGTACGAGCAACTACAGGGACACCAGTAGATGATCACTATATCGATGGGGCAGGATATGCTGCCATTGCAGGAGAGGTACGCAATGGAAAGTAAGTACTGGCCTAAGAAGCTTAAAGATGCTGAAGGCAATACATACTATCTCCGAGCAGATCATTCGTACTACAAGGAAGCTCGACTTCCTCATGCCGGGATTGCTAATTATCATGGCAACCTCCGTCGAGCTGATGACGTTGCCATTGCAACTCTATCTGAACAAGGTTAGAAATAGAAAAACCCCCTAGGGATTGCTCCTTAGGGGGTTTATTTGTCTTTAGCCTAGAACACTACAAGCAGCAAACCCAATAGGGCAAGGGCACCAAGTGCCACCCAAGCTGCATTACTCTTAGCGAACGCTAGTACTTTCTTCATTAGCTACTTCCTTCTGTCGCTGTTCAGCTTCTAACCGGCCACCGTTAACCTTTGATTCACAGTCTTCCCCCCAAGAATGGAGGTCTGCCTCGTAGGCCCTGGCATCCGCAGCCGTGATAATCCCCTTAGCATTAGGCCTGGGAGGAGAGGGACGAGTCTTGCAATGTTGCCATGCAGGGCTCTCATAGACATATTCAACTACCGGCTTTACCACCACGCGCTCGTTCGTCAGCAGCCCGCAACCGCTCATAATGATCAACCCAATAAGGGCTAAGGGGTTCATTAGCATCCGGTGCATTCCGGCTCTCCTCTTTAATCTTACCATGCTCTAGGTCGCTATTAGAAGCCCGTACAGACTCTTTGGCCTCTGCCTGCCTACTTACCTCAGCCGCCTTCTTAAGGGCTTCTGTGGCCTTCCTAGCGGCTTTGTTGGCATCTTCAGCCTTATCTAGCTCCATGGTGATCTGCTTAACTTCTGCCTCAGCAATCACTGCATCCTGGTAGAAGATGTAGCAAACTACAGATAGAACAAGAATAAGCCCGCCAATACCAGCATAAATATAACCCATGAAACACCTGTCAATATGCAGCCGAATAGGGCTGTAACCTTAAAGCCCCTCTGAGGCCAAGCCTTGTTCCATTCCACTCCTACGTCTTTCAGTAGGTGGAATGAAGGAGCTTTCTTATATGCAGCCAGGGCTGTTAGATACTCAGGAGCATCTTCTTTCTTCCAGTAGCTTTGCTTATCGCCAGGCATCCCATGAAATATATAGGTAAATGCACTATAGGCACAGGCAAAGTAACTTTTAATCAGAGCCCACATTATATTCTCCCAGGCAAAGTCTACGTTCAATATCTCTACGTTTGACAAGGCCATTGAGCCTGACACCATTGTCATGTACCCATCGTTTCAGCTCATTGCAGGCACCTACGTGGTCTCCTACATTCAACTTCTTTAACAGAGTGGACTTAGCAAATGCCCCTTGCCCGACGTTCAAGACAAATGAACCATACGCAACTCGTTCATTATCCGAAATTGGTACGGCTACTAGGCGTAACACAGCTTTGTCTGCGACTTCCAGGTCTTTCCGATGAAGCTCGTCACACTCTAGAGCTGAGTATACACGGCCTTTTACAACATCCCGACCAGTATGACCATAACAGACAGTTAGAATGCCTCCGGTATCTTCATATGGTGTGGTCGAATACCCTTCAAAGTATGCAGTCAGAGCTAGACCAGTAGCAACTACACCACTAGTTACTACCTTTGTTATCCAGCTTGGTAATTGAATCCGCATTCTTTCGTGCCTTTCTACGGGCTAGGAAATCTTGCACTGTCTTAAGCTCATACACCCTAAACACTGCCCATACAAATGACAGCAGAACTGTGGCGACAGGGAGAACCCCCATCAGCACAGCCACTGTCGCAGAATTGGCAAGGACATCGATGAAATATTTTACGCCTTCGTGATCGTTCATAATACCCTTACCAGATTAATACAATTCTACCAGGATTACCATTTTGACCAGCAGTAGTTGCTGCGCCAAGAGCCCCTTGACCGGCACTAGATGCATAATCAGCATCTCCGTTATTTCCAGCATCTCGGCCAGAACCAGCAGTTAGAACGCTATTGGTTCCAGTAGCCAGACCAGAACCGCCACCGCCACCACCGCCAGCTCCAGTCTCGATACCGGGGCCTTCACCACCACCACCACCATACCTACCACCACCGCCACCTCCTCCCGACCCAGCATTGGTCGTTCCAGGTGTGCCACGTTTTCCGCTATTAGCTCCTCCTGGAGCCCCGCCAGCAGAGATAGTTGCACTTGTTGCGCCTACAGACTGATCTCCACCGATACCACCAGTATTAGCAATACCGGCTCCACCATCTCCACCAGACGTTCCAGTCCCTCCAGCACCGCCTGCTACATCAGTGCCAGCACCGCCTCCATTACCTCCAGTCGATCCATTTGATCCAGCAATACCAGATGACCCGCCACCTGCACCTGCAGCACCTCCCGATCCACCACCGT